TTAAAATTAAATAGAAAGGGTGATATTTTTAAGGATGACGATGGAGTTACTGGCGTTCCAGAATTTCTTACACTCATTAAGAAGGAAAAATTCGGGCCTACGGCCCTCAAATGGGTTGCCTTAGTCTGCGACTATGAAAGCCCATATAGACATTATAGTGAAAACGAAAGAGTTAAAGCTGTTTCTAAAGATTTATATGATAGCTATACTTGGAAAGGATGTAAAGATCCTTCTATACAAGCGGCTTGTAAAAAATATACAGAATTACAATTTGATCCATTAGACGAACAACTTATAGCTTTTAATAATAAAATAAATCAATTTACAACTCTTATTGATAAAATGCATCTTGATGAAGAAAACGCAGAACTATTACAGAAATTAATGATAGGCGTTGAGAAGATACTTAAAACTAGACAATCTTTATTAGACGCTATAGATAGAAGAGGAGAAAGAAAAAAGATAGCTGGAGACAAAGGATTATCATTTTTAGAAAGAAGAAAGGAAATAAAAGAAATGTAATGGCTAAAAAGAAGGTAAAACATGATATTAAGTATCTTTATGCAAGATATGTAAAGTTTTATAATAAAGCTGATATGGATAAGGCTAATGAATATAAAGATTTAGCTTATAAACTTCATGGTGTAGATTTAGCACAAAGATATCACATGAAATTAGAAAAGAGGGAAAAATCAAAAGGAGCTTTTGGGCTTGGCAAAACTAAACAATTAAGATATGGGTAAGATAAAATTTGATCCTCAAAGATATCGCCCTATTCCTAATAATGGACATCCTGATTTAAATCCTGATTCTGTTGCTTATCAAGAATATTGGGCTCAGGAAACTGAAAGATGTTTAAGTGGTTTTAAGCCTAAAGGAATGAAAAAGATTTCTGGTAAGTATTATTTTTATCTTAATTACTATATGATACTTGGTAATGATGGAACAACTGGTAACCGTAAGACATTAATACACCCTTGGTATAGAGCTATGGATCATGAATATTTTGACACTATAGAGCTTTGTAAAAAAGAAGGCAAGGGCATGATTGTTATTAAAGCCAGAGATAAAGGGTTTTCTTATATGAACTCAGGTGCAGTTGCTCATGAATATACGTTTTTTCCTTTCAATGATGTAGGGGTGGCAGCAGGATTACAGGCAACAGCTGACGCATTCTTTGATAAAACAAGAAAAGGTCTTAACGGTATACATCCTAACTTTAAACATTCTGTACTTAAAGATACTGATGGTATAATGAGATCTGGATATAAACAAAAAAATAAAGATGGTAAATGGGAGATAGGGGGTTATCAATCTACTATAATTTGCAGAACAATGGATAATCCAGAGGTATTTAAAGGAGAAAGGGTTTCCCTTATGGTATTTGAAGAGGCGGGGGAGTTTAAAAAACTTAAAAACGCATATATGTCATCTAAAGCTTGTTTTATGGATGGGGATATTCAATTTGGCGTTCCTATTGTTGGTGGTACAGGAGGAGATATATCTAAAGCATCTAAAGATTTTATGGATATGTATTATAGTCATGATGCTTATAATCTAATTCCTATGTTTATTCCAGCATCAAAAGCTTATTATGGTTTCTTTGATATTGATACTGGTAAGGAAAATGAGAAAGGAGCAAGAGAAAAATTAATACAAGACAGAGAAGATATACAAAAGTCTGGAGATAACGAAGCTTATAATTTACATATACAAAACTATCCTCTAACTGTAGAAGAAGCATTCCTTAACACTCATTCAGCAAGATTTGATATTGCGCTATTAAACGCACAAAGATCACGAATATTGTCTAGTAAAGATCACAGAAGTCAAATACAAAGAGGGTATTTAGACTGGCAATTAGGGGATGGGGATCCTGAAGTAACATGGAGGCCGCATCCTAATGGTCCATACAAAATTTTAGCACATCCAGAGCGAGAATACAAGAATTTAGATATAGGAGGGATAGATTCTTATGATCAAGATCAAGCTGGAGCCTCAGAATCTTTGGGTAGTGCAATAATTTATCGTAGATTTGCAAATACTGATATGCCAAGCGATTATGTTGTTGCTGAATATACAGATCGTCCTAAGAAAAAAGAAGATTTTTGGGACGGTTGTTTAAAACTTGCGGTATATTATAACTCTAAGATGTTAGTAGAGTATACAAAAATAGGTATTTTAGATTACTTTAAACGTATGAATGGTTTAAAATATTTAAAAGAAAAGCCAGAGTCTGCACACAACCCTGGTACAAAAACTAGAAATAGATATGGTGTGCATATGAATAAGCAAGTTAAGGCTCTTATGGAGGATTTGATAGATGATTATTTAAGAGAGAGCGCTCAAGATATATGGTTTATAGACCTTATAGATGAACTTGCTAATTATGGATTACAAAATACTGACCGAGCTATGGCATTTGGTCTTTGTTTAATTCATAATATAGATAATTATAGAATGAAAGCTTCTATAGAAGATAAAGTTAAAGATATAGGATTTAAATATTATAAAATGGGATATAACGGAATCCCGATAGAAATAAAATAAAATTATGGCTCAAAAATACACATCAATGCCATCAATGGTTATTCCAGAAAAAGAAAAGAATGACGAATGGTGCGAACAAGTTCTCAACGCAATAACAAGCTATATGGCTTCAGACGCAGGAGAATATTCTATTTCAAGAACAAGAGATATTAGAAATTATCAAATTTATAACGGAGAATTAAATCAAGGTGATTATAAATATATAACCGAACAATACGGATTAACGTATCCAGCCAGACTGGTAAATTATCCTATTATAACACCTAAAATTGATCTTTTAATTGGTGAAGAGCTAAGAAGACCTATTGATATGAAGGTTACTACAGTTAATAAAGCTGCTGTTATCAGAAAGCATGATCATAAGGTAGGATTAATGATGAGAGAACTATTAGATGACTTTCATCAAGAAATGAGAGAGACCATGAAAATTGATGTAAAACAAGAAGGTCAAGGTATTCCAGTTCCAGAAGATATTGAAACTTATATGAAATATAACTATCGTGAAATGATAGAAGAGACAGCTCAAGACGGATTGGAATATATAGCTAATAGATATAATTTAAAAGATGTGTTTAAAGAAGGATTTAGAGACTTATTAGTTACATCAAAAGAATTTTACAGGGTAAGTATTCAAAATGGAGATCCATATGTAAGAAGAGTTGATCCTAGAAATATAATTTATGATAATTCTGCCCACTCTGATTACTTAGATGACTGTAGCTGGGTAGGCGAGGAAAGATGGATATCTGTTAATGAAATAAATGATGAATTTAAAGATAGCTTAACTACTAAAGACTTAGAAGAGTTAGATAAAATGAGAAATCTTTATGCTGGTGGAGATCTTAATTCATATAACTCAAATTTAGAATGGGTTGATGCAGGACATGGAAGAGAGACTAGAATTAGAGTGGTGACTGCAGAATGGAAGTCTCTCAGAGCTATTAAGTTTAAACTTTCTGACAATAAATATGATCCTGCCAGACCTTTTAGAAAAATGGTAAAGGATACTTACAGAAAAAGAAAAGGAGATAGAATAGAAACTAAATGGGTGGATGATATTTGGGAAGCAACAAAAATTGGAGGTAAAATTTTAGTAAATGCAAGAAGAAGAGATAATCAAGTAAGAAGCGTTGATAATCCAGGAAAAACTCCTTTATCTTATGTTGGATGTATAAAAGGAAATACCTCTGGCTCTCCAGCATCTATTGTAGATTTATTAGATAACATACAAATGCTTTATAATATTGTAGTTTATCAAATAGAACTTGCTATGGCTCGTTCTGGTGGTAAGGCTGTGGTTTATGATGTATCTCAATTACCTACTAATGTTGGTATGGATATACAGCAAGTATTGTATCATTTAAAAACAGACGGTATTATACCTATTAACTCAAAAGATGAGGGTAATCAAATGAGTAGTTTTAATCAATTCCAACAAATTGACTTTACTTTATCTCAATCTGTACAGCAATTAATCAATTTAAAAGTAATGTTAGAAGATATGGCGGGTCAAATATCAGGAGTTACCAGGCAAAGAGAAGGAGCTGTAGAGAAGTATGAATATGTTGGTAACGTACAAAGAAGTGTAGTTCAATCTTCAACTATAACAGAAAGCTGGTTCTATTCTCATGCAGAAGTAAAGCAAAGAGTTTTAGAAAGAGTTTGTAATTTAATGAAGGTTGCTTGGGCTGGTGGAAAAAAGGCTGGAATGATATTAGGTGATGGTGCTTATAAATTTTTAAATGTTATGCCAGATATAGCATTACAAGATTATGGTGTATATGTTGGTGATAGCGGTAAAGATGATTCTATGAAGCAAGTTGTACAGCAATTATCTCAAGCTGCATTACAAGCTGGTACTATTGATATGTTAGGTGTAATTAAAGTATTAAGAGCAGATACAATGACTGAGGCTGAAAAAGTATTAGAACAAGCTATGAGTGAAATGAAAAAGCAACAAGAAGTTGCTATGCAACAACAACAAGAAGCTCAACAAGCTGCTGCTGAAGCTGAGCAGGCTAAATTCCAAGCTGAAGCTCAACTTAAACAAATGGATAATCAAGCTAAGATAGAGGTTGCTAATATAGGATCTCAGTCTAGAGTGCAAGTTGCTAAAATACAAGCTGAAGTTGATAGAGATTTACACGATACCAAAGAAAGAAATGATATGGATAAAAAAGCTGCAGACTACTATATAGACAGAAAAAATAGAGAAGCTGAAGCTAATTTAAAGAAAGAAGAGAAGGAAAAAAGTACTGGAACTTCTACCACATCAAGTGATTTAAAAAGAGCTGCTCAGAAACTATAATAAATTATTTGTATATTTGCAAACTTAGGGAGTATTAATTTAAATATAAAAAAATGGCAAAAGAAGAATCAAAATTAGTAGAAGAAGTAACTGAAACACCAGTAACTGAAACAGAAGAAACAGGTATAAAAGATGAATTTAATCCTTTAGCTTTTTCAGAAGATGTTTATGGTGAGTTGGGTGAAGACAAAAAATCTGACGACACAGAAGAAGAACAAGAAGAAGTAAAGTCTGAAAAAGAAGAAGAAAAAGAACAAGAAGAAGGATGGGGATGGGACAAAACAGAAGAAGAGGAAGAGGTTAAAGAAGAGGAAGATTATGACTGGGATTTAGAAAAAGCGCAAGCTGATGAAGAGTCTGGTGAAGATGGTTTAAGTTGGACAAAAGTTGGTAAAGAAATAGGATTAAATGTAAACTCTAAGGAGGAATTTTTACAAACTTTAAATGCTTATGCTGAACAGCTACAAAAACAAAGTCAACAACCAGCACCTAATAGTCAGATTGCTGAATTAAGAAGTTATTTAGCTTTAAGCGACAGAGATTTAGTTGCGGAAGAATTAAAAGCAGATGGAATAGAGGCTGCTGATATAGAAGAATCTTTAGATAAATTAGAGGATTCTGGTATGATGAAAATGAAAGCTAAAAGTGTTAGAAGGGTAATAGGTAATGCTATTGACCAACAAACAGCACAAATTAGACAAGCTCAAACTAACGCTCAGCAAAAGCAACAACAAGATATAAAAAATGCTAAGAGCGGTTTGAAAAAGCAAATAAAGGGCATGAGTGAATTTATGGGAGGAAAAGTAACAAAGAAACAGAAAGAAGAAGTATATCGTTATGCTACAACCGATATGATGAAAGACATATATAAAGATCATGCCAATGTTGCTGATGTTGCTATGTTTATGTTGTATCGTAAGCAAATAGAGAAAATTCTTCGTTCTCAAGGGTTGGAAGATGGCAAAGCCACTATCATGGATAGTATAGTCTCCCCAAACCTTAACAATGGAAAAAGCAAATCTAACTTCAAGGTGAAGTCAGGCGCGTTTGATCCAAAAGCGTTCATGGGCGAGTAAGCTTAACAAGTAAGACAAAGTCTGCTCATAGTTGAAAGTTAATTGAACAAATAATAATAATATGTTTAATTAATAAAAATTTAAAAAAATGGCTGTAACTTCAACGGGTACGTATGGAAACGGTACAAGTGCTGCAAATGCATTAAATGCAAACTTGTTACAATATCCTGAAATAGCTAGAACTTTAATATCTCTTTACCCAAGATATTCTATGACATATCTTTTAGAAAGAACTAGAAGAATGGCTAAAGAAAAAGTTTTAGGAGACAGTTCTTACGAATGGAAAGTAATGAACCGTCTAAGTAGAAAATGTTTAATTGACGCAACTGGTACAGGATCTGGTGTAGCTGCTGGTGCAACTGACACGTTTGATTTTGAAAACACTTCAGGTGGTGGTGCTGAAGATTGGTTCAACTTATATGATGTAGTTAGATTCTCTGACGGAGCTACTGGTTTAGTAGTTGCTCATGATGGTTCTAACACATATACAATTGAAATGATCACTGCTTTATCTGCTGCTTCTAACACAGTTGGACAAGTAGTTGGAAGAATTGGTTCTGCATTCCCTGCTGGGTCTTCAGGTGCTGATGTTGGTGAAAACAATGTGTATCCAGATACTTATAAAAACTGGATGACTATTAACAGAAAGAAATGTACAATAACTGGTAAAGACGCTACTGACGTTTCTTGGATTGAAAATAATGGTCAAAAACTTTGGTACTTTACTAAAGAACAACACATGATGGATCAGTTTATGTATGAGCAAGAATTACAAAGATGGTATGGTGAAACTTCTGTATCTTCTGCTGCTACTTCTTACGCTGCTACAAACACTGATATTATTTCATCTATCGCTGCTGGTGAATATGCTGACGGTTCTGCAAGAGCTGCAGTTGCAGTTGGTGATGGTGCTCATACTATTGGTGATGGTGTATTAGCTCAGATTAGTTCTTCTAATCAAGCTTCTTACTCTGCTGGAACATTAACTGAAGATATCATTACTGAGTTTATTGGTAAGATCTCTTTAAATGCTCAAGCTGCTGAAGGTAATGAGTGGGTTGTATTTACTGGAACTGAAGGCCGTATCGCTTTTCATAAAGCTATGAAAGACATGATTGTTGCTCCTGCTGGATCAATGACAGGTGGATCTATGACTGATATAAAAGCTGGTTCTGATGTTTCATTAGGTGGAAACTTCACTTCTTACTATGCATTAGGTAACAAAATTACTGTTGCTTACTGCCCAGTATTTGATGATCCACATTTACATGGTTCTACAAGTGGTACTAACTCATTTGGTGACTCTAGATTAACAGAATCTATGAAGATGGTATTCATGGACTTCGGAACAACTTCTGGTGTTTCTAACGTAGAGTTAATCACTAAAGGTGCTAACGGAATTAATCGTTCATTAGTTAAGAAATATGTTGGTGGTATGGTAAATCCTTACGATACTAAATCAATGATGGCTGCTAATGGAGATGATAGATTCCAATGTCACGTATTATCTGAATCAGGTATTATTGTAAGAAATCCACTTTCTTGCGGTATTTTATCTGCTTCGTAAATTAAGTTAATAATTTGATAGAGGGGGGCTTCGGCCTCCCAATATCGCCTAAAAAAATAAAAAATGGCAAATTATTTAGATATTTCAACAAAATCTGTTAACGCTGGGCAAGGAAGATTGCCTAAGTTAAGAGGTCAAATCGCACCAACGAAAGTTGTAAGTGCTGATACTACATTGTATGATTATGAAAGCGGTACAACAGTATTATTAGGAGCTAACGGATTAGACGTTACTCTACCTGCTGCTGCTGCTGGATTAAACTTTACAGTTATTTTAACAGCTGATTATGATACAGCTGTATGTACAATCGTTCAAGCTGCTGCTTCTGAAGATTTTTACGGTGCTCTTTATGGTACATCTCAAGGTGAGAATGCTGGTACTGATTCTGATGTAGGAGCTTCTGCTAATACTAAAATTACTTTCTCTTCTGCTTCATTAAGAGGAGATAGAGTAAAGTTAATTTCTGATGGTACTGTATGGTACGTAGAAGCGTTTGCACAAAACACTGCTGCTATCACATTTGATAACTAATAATTAATGGAAGACGAAGGGGCTTAGTCCCCTTCAAATTCCTTATATTTGTAAAATGAAAACAAGATTAGTAGTAAGAGATGGTAAGGTTGTAGAGTTAAAAGAAGAAGATTTAAGAAGTACAAAAAAAGAACAAGTGTTTAGTATTGGTAAAGCTAGTGGGTTAACATGGGGAAAGAGAGGGTATCAAGAGACTAGAATATCAACAAACGAAAGAGGACAAAGAAGAATATTTAAAGAGACTGCACCAAAGTCTAAATATTATATAAGTAAAAAATAACAGGGAGTATTAACTAAAACAAAAAAAAATGGCACATTTAATTTATGTAAAAGCAAGAGATGACAAAAGATTTTCTTACGTTAAGTTTGGAAATTACACAAGAAAAAATGGTAAAAAATCAGTATTATTAAATCCAGACGATATTGTTGTGGATGGTTGGGAAATGAGCAGCGCTCATACAACACTTGATATTGATAACGAGTATGATAAAAGAATTTATGAATTTTTATTAGAGCATCCTTTTATTAGAGCAAATAAACATTATGAATTAATAGATACTAAGGCTAATGTTCAAAAACAAGCTGATGGTATTTTAAAATCAGCTGAAGCCGTACAAGTGGCAACAGCAATTAAAGATAATGAATTATCTGATCTTACTAAACTATTTGGTATTGGAGATGGTTTTGACGATGCAATTGTAAGAGCAAAACTTATTCAAATGGCAGGACAAGCTCCTGATAAGTTTTTAGAGATATATAAAGATGCAGATAAACCTTATCGTGTATTTTTAAAGAAAGCTTTAGAAAAGAAAGTAGTTCAAAAAGTAAATGATGTTTGGAAGCATAACAACTATACTTTAGGTATTTCTGATGAGCATGCTATTGCTTGGTTAAAAGATAATCCAGAAGTTTATGCTGTAATGAAAAATCAAGTTAGAGGTAATTTTACAAATAAAACATCTGAAACTCCAAAGGTTTCCACTGAAGACATGAAATCTAGCGCAGGAGTTTCTGCATTAGAAAAAGCTGTAGATGAAAAAAGAGGTTGGTTCACAAAAGATAAAAAATAATATCCATAAATGAATTTATCTGAAGCTCATGAATTAATAGATATACTTTTAGACAAGGCTGATCAACCTTATTTTATACCTGAAGAAAAAACTAAATTTTTAGGGTTAGCTATATCTGATTTTATTAATTTTCATTATCAAAAAATGGAAGCTGATGAAGATTCTAGAAGAGCTATAGCTGGTTGTATTAGATGGATTGGGTTTAGTTTGAGCTCATCAGATATAATTGGAGGAACGTATATCTATGATAGTAGCTATCCTGCTCTGTCGTTGAAATATGATGATTCTACTTCTTCAGATCATGTTGGATTTTTTAGAATGGGAAATCAATATGTATTACCAAAACGACATTTATACACAATAGCTATAAATATAAATACTTATAATTATGATGATATTATAGACCCTTCTACAGGATCACCTTATCAAGGAGTAACCGCAAGTGACATAGTTGTTTCTAAGGGAGTAAGCGTAAAAAATAAATCAACTAGAGATTTTTATGAAGATTTTTATACTGAAGATCCTTTTTCTGCTCCCGATGCAGCTAATCCGTATTGGCAATATATAGAAAATAGAATAACTATTAGGAGTGATTCAGACGGAGGTATTCGCAACCTTCAATATATTTCTATGCAAGTAGTGCTATTACCAACAGTGGAAGAGGCTTTTTCAGCTGGTACACAACAAAATTCATCGGCTCCAGCTATGTATGTTTTTACTGAGCATTATCAAAAACAAATTGTACAGATAGCTGTAAAAAAAATGACACAAACTGATGTAGGACTAATGACTCCTCCATCATAATAAATGATATTTGAAGATAGTTCTTTTGCTCCCTGCTGCAAGAATAGGTTAAGACTAGAAATAGTTAAGGCCTATTTTTGTTTTATAGAGAAAATTTAACTAATTTTGTAAACACCTAAATTATGTCCAATGATTACATTAAATGAAATAGCTTATAATATTAGAAATCTTGCATATGGAGGTATTAATTCTATAGAGAATAATATAGATATAAGACAAATAAAACATTGGATACATTATCACAGGGCAAAACTTATTGCAGATAATATTGATAAAGGAATTACAAATGATCAATCTTTATATCAGATGTTTCAAATGACACTTAGACAATCAACATCTAGTGACGCAGCAAATTATTATGAAGCATATGATCTTTGGCAGAAAGATCCAGGAAATAATACAGCTCCAAGTATAACGAGTAATTTTTTATTAAATCATCCGAAAACTACTGCTGGTCTACTTACTGGAAGTTTTTTAGCCTTATCAAGTATTAGTAGAGGAAGTTCTAGTCAACAAAGATGGACTGATGCAAGTACTAAAAATCAATACGGACTTGAAATAATGTCTCACCAATTAAGAGGAGATTTTAGAAATATAGGATATCATGCTTTTTGGTGTCCTAGATCATTACAATTAAAAAATAATGAAGGTATTAAAACCATAAAATTACGAAGGGAGCCGTTTTTTCCTGATGATCCTGCAACAGATGATGCAGATGAATCACTTCAAGGTCATCAAATGACTCGTATAGCACTATATCGTGAGGAGGATACTGACCACTGGAATCAGCATAATAAATTTACAAATCTTAGTGGTGCTCCTTACTACACTCAACATACAACAATACATCAGAGGGAAGGTCATCAATCAGAAAATTTTATTCTTTTAAAAAATTTACAAGTATCTCCTAATTATCATGGAGGTCTAAAAACCCCTGTTAATAAAAAAGTATTTTGGAAATATGGTGCTGTCGCAGAAATGATATTAGAAGATCCTACAAAAATTGATATGATGCGCGGTATTTATTATCTTCCTAATAAGAAATGGGATGATGCTAAAGATCCTTATCCTATTCCTATGGAGTATGTAAGTGATTTAATTCAAAGAGTGGTTCAGGTGGAAATGAGAACAGCTTTACAAACTCAACCTGATTTAGTAGGTGATGGAATGGATGATATTATTAAAAGTAAAATAAAAGATGGGACACAAGTACAAAGATAAATATATCCTTTCTAAGGCGATTTATAAACATGTAAAACTTATACTTTATAAACATATAGATTATAGTTTGTATTATAATATTATAAAAAGATTTTTTCAAATATTAATTAGAGATATTGTAG